GGCCAACGCCTTAATAGCATTGTCAATGGCCGTTTTATATGTCGTCCCGCCCTGAGTCTCAAAGTTGGGCTGCTGAAAAGTTCCCACGCTCATTTCATCACCTTGGCTGATTCGGCTTCAGTTTTAGTCCACAAATCTGCATGTTTTCTGGACTTGGGGTGCATTAGATACGCCTTGTCAGGTTCAATACCCAAAGCCTTTTCCACTGCAATAAGCCGTTTTTCTAATCGCATAATCAGCGCTGCAAGGTTGCTCATATCACACCGCCTGGTCCATAGTTACCTGCATATCACTGAGATAGCGCAAGCCGTCTGCCGCCAGCATGGTAATTTTCGATTTGACGTAACGGGCTTCCAAAAACCCCACGGTCCAGTCCTCAAAGCCGTCGTAAGCGCCGCCATCGAGTTTATAGTCGATGGACAGTTGCGGGGAGCCGCTGCTTGTTTCTCCCGGACCCATAGCGGCGTAAATCCGTGACCAGAGGCGGACTACCTCGTCAGTCAGTAAATCAACCTCCGGGGGTTCATAGCTCATGGCTTCAAAAGGATTGACCACGTAATTATCGAACACGTCGAAATCATCGCCGTCCGGGATATCCTGATCATCCGGGTTAAGGTGTCCGGTCAAGGGATTGCGCACCAAATTGGTGAGTGTCCCAGCCCATAAGGGGGCTTCACTCAGGGCGCTTAGGATGCTGTAGAATTGGAACACCTGGAAAGTCTTGCGGGCCTCCGCGTCCGAGTAATTGCCCGAGGTATCAATCGCCTTAATCAGAATATCCCAAGCGCCCGGCGGCAGGTTCGTGGTGCTGAAGGTGGTGCCGTTGTAAGTGCCGTTCACCACGTCGGCTTCAGCCCAGGTGCAAGCCACGGCCCCGTAACGCACTTCGTAACCGGCTAAATCCCGGTCAGCCACAGCGGACCAAATAGCGGTAACGATGCTCTCCACCTGCATGACCATAAAACCGGTTACGTCTGCCGGCGGCGCCGTCTTGCCCTCCACCGTATGCGTCGCCGTGGTGGTCCAGGGACCCCGGCTGCCGTCCCGTTTGACATAGCGGAGCTGGTAGGAATACTCTACGCCGTCTTCCACCGGGGTAATTGAAACCTCGCCGTCATCCAGACGGGTCATGGGCAGGACTGAAACTACCCCGATGCTATTGGTGGTCCAGTAGCGGCACTCCACCCCGGTCACCAGGGCATCCAGAGCTGAGGGCACGGTCAGGGAGAGCAGGATGCGGGATTTCCATGAGCCGTCCGTATCCCGCAACAGCACCGTGCCATCCGAGCGCACCCAACTCACCACCGGCGTCAGCCAATCAGACGGGGTAGAGAGGTGTGAGTCGTGGGCCGGGATGGTGCCCTGATCGGCGTCATAAATATCCTCGTTATATTCGACGCAGGTGACCACGGCGGACAGATCGGAGTTGGGCCGGATGGACTTGATGATCAGGTCCAGAGCCTCTTCGGTGGCTTCACCAAACAAGGCTAAATCTCCCACGGCGGGGTAAGGATCGGTGTTGGGATTGATCGGGGTCGTGAATACGACGGTCTTGGCGTAGATATAATACTGGTTGCCGTCGTCATCGGCCTCAGACAATACCCCAGCAATGGTGTTAATGGGGGCATAGACACTGGTGTTATCGGACAGGCGGAAGCGGAGGGTGTAAGATTTACCCCCTTCCATCGGCATCTCTTCATCCAGGGTGATGCCAGAGATATAGTCGCTTTCATCAGTCTGTACCGCCGTCACCCGGCCCCAGGATAGTCCCACCAGCATGGCATCATGGGCGAATTTGATGCGGTCGCCCCGGGTGGCCACGAGCCATTCGATGTCTGTGCTGAACTGGATGGTTTCGGGCCGCAGCCTGGCCGTGGCGATATGATAGCGGGCGTGCTGAAAGATCAGATCGTCATTGGTCACTCCAGGTAGTTCCAGAAGTTCAAACAGGGTGGCCTCGGGGTATTCCGGGTGGGAGACCCCCCAGGCGTCCAGGTCATTGATCTGGTAGCCATCATCGAGCACAATCCGTTCATCTTGCTGGTAGTCCTGATCCTCGTTCATAAACTGCACCCGGAAAGCATGGGGCAGGTCGGGGTAGGTCAAGGTGCTGGAAAAACTATTCTTGAGGATATTCCGCGGGGTAAAGGCTGGCCCTTTGGTGTAGGTCTGCACCCGGTCCATGAAGACCCCGGCTTTGGAGTCAATCCAGGTGAAGGAAGCCCGGCCGGCTGCAGCGATCTCATCCAGCAACTCCTTAATGGTGGCCTGGTAGTCTATGACCTTGTTGTATTTATAGCCGTTGGTCACACAATCGGCGTGCCAGGTCTCGATCTTGTCCCAGTCGATACGGGAGTCGGTTAGGGCTTTGGCGTTCTGGCTGCCCTGCAAGACTGCCACAAACAGGTCGGCAGGGTTCTGTGTCTCCTGAGCATCAACCCAGGCGTCGGTACCGGCATCGTAGGAGGGCCAGAGCCCGGTGACAATGGCGTTAAACTCATCCACCGTACCGTTTAGCTGACCGGTGGCCTTGATCCGCATGGCGGTTTTGGCCAGGGGGTAAGGGAAATCGGCAATCGGGTCTTCATTCTGGATGCTGCGCAATGCCGTCCAGTAGGAAATGGACTGGTGCCAAATATCATCGGCTGCCGTGGTGCGCTTGATCTTAACGTCGTACTGGCCCCGGGCGACCGTCCATTTCAGGGATTCCCGGACGGAGGATTTACTGTTGGCGGTCATGGCGATGGTACTGGCCGCGGCGTTACTGGAGTTGACGCCGCTGGGGGTGAGCCAAGCCCCGCTGGTGCCGGTTTCCCGGTAGAGCACGGTGAAATTGGCGGCATAATTTGAGGTGCTGCCATCCGCGGACATGGCCAGCAGGCCATTTGGGCAGGTTACGTCCACGGAGATTTCATCAGCGTCGGTCTCGCTGGTATGGGTGACCTCCGTGTTATATTCCAGGACCATTGCCAACGCTTCTTCATGGATGGTCAGGGGGTACAGCGTTAGATCGGTGTCGTTATAGGTAGCACCATCATAGACCAGGTTGGCGTGCTGCATCTCCACGCCCTGGAAATTGGCGATAGGCGTCTGGCCGATCTTGAGACTTTCCAGCTTCACCGGGCCGTAGCCCCAGACAAACAGAAGACGCAGATATTGTTCGTTGCCGATGGACTCGGTATAGGTCCGGGCACCGTAGGGTGGGGCGGTCTTGTGCTTCCCCAAGTAGAAAGGCACCGGGCCGTACTTGTTTTCCTTATTGCTAGCCCCGGTGATGGACAGGGTGTTGCTGGTGGTACCGTAATCCAGGCTGCCGGGCAGGGCCGAGAGACCGGCCATAGGCAGGGCGCCTTTAGAAGAGCTGGGGGAAACGGGTGGGCAGAGGGCGTTCAGGACCAGGTTGCCCACAACCCCAACGACCATGCCTGCCATGCCGCTAGCAAACAACCCCCAACCGGATAAGGCCCCGGTTGCAGTAAATAATCCCTCCACTCCAAGAGCAGCAAGGGCATAAGGAGCAGCAATAGCAACAGCAATGGCCGCAATGGCGATAAAGATGGTCCCAATAATCCGGCCAATGCCCCCGCCTTGAGGCACTACATTGATGGCAATATTGGCCCCAGGCTCCGGGTAGAATGCCCCCCATTTATCCGGCTCAACGTACTTGTCGTTCACCCAGATATGAGTCTTCTTGCAGAGCAGAGCGTCCGGCTGTATCTCACTCAATATCTGAGCAAGGCTCACCCCTGGCAGCATAACCCTGGTTTCGTTATGCAGTTTGAAGGGGTGCGGGCTGGCGGTCACCAGCAGATCGTGAGGCTCAATGATGGATGGCAAGTTAGTCATTTTTTTTGATTAAATTATAAAATACCCAAATGCCTAAGCCTAAGATAGCCAAACAAAGAACCAGCAAAAGGATACAACCTGCAAAAGCAACAATTCTCAATTGAGGATCAAATAGCCAACTGGGCATGGCGGTAAATTCCTACAATGCGCCGGTTCCAAACCACCGATTTATAAGACTCAACACAGGTATCGACCCCCTGGTCAACATGAAGCATCAGCCCGGGCATGACCACCATGGAAACGTGGCAGGGCTTGCCCCGCAACACCAGGATGTCGCCTTGCTGCTCCCGCCCTGGCTTGATCTTCATAAAATCATTCATCAGACCGAATTTCTCCTGGGCTTCGGGATAGGATAGGCCAGAGCAGACCCCGTAGCTCAAATCCGGCAGTTCCAGGCGAAAGCACTTATGATAGGCGTCCCGCACCATGGCCCAGCAGTCCCAGCCATTGCCCTGGCCGTCCTCGCAGAACCTTTTGCCAATCACGCTCAGGATGTAGTCTTTTACCAGCATTAGAATAATCCAGGGAACAGCGACGGCGTGAAGCTGTGTTGCGCCGCCGGTTCGCTAAATAACGCCTCCAAGGTCAAGGTGCCCTCAATGGTTAGGGTGTTATAAGTAATGGTCCGCATCTCAAAATCGGTCAATTCCATCTCCACTGTGTCCAGGTCCGACGCCTTGACGATCTGCAGCGTCACCGTGGGCGGGGCATTGAGACTCCGCAACCCGGCAATAATGGTCCGGTCGATATTGTCCATGACCAACTTGGCCTGGGGTGGCCGGTCCTCAGTATCATCGCTCAAGGTGACCTGAATTGGGCAGGCCAGATAGGTCTCACCGTTGCTTACCTGGTTCTCGCCGCTGGTATTCAAGCGCACCGGGGCCGGGAGGTTCGGATCGTTCACTGTCACCAGCACGATAAAGCACTCATCCGTATCAGCGGCGTTGCAGGCGGCGATAAAGGCATCGGTGACGGAACGGGCCATAATTTCTCCAAAACAAAAAAAGGCTGCCTTGTGGATCACTCCACAGACGGCCTTCATGAGGCTCAAGAGATTCAGTTGTTAGTTAATGGCTGACTTGCTTGTTACCTATCATAAGCATAAATTCTGATTCCATCTTCCTCTTTGGAAACTTTAACTTCTAAATTGTCTGTAAAGTTTCCAGAGGTATCAATAACAAAAATCTCATCCTTGTCTTTAACTCCCTGCTCTTCAACCTGCTTTTTAAAATCTCCCCAATTCATTTCGGTTTCCCCAGAACTCTTGGGACTGGAACCCTCTTTATTACACAGGCGGGGTTATCCTCATAGGCTTTCACCCTCCAGCCCCAAGAGGCTATCCTCATTGCGAAAGGTCTCCAATGTCAATCTCACAAATCAAGCCGCAGTCTATACAGCGAATTTGTTGGATAAGCGAAGCCATATCTCCTATTACCTCAAATGCCTCATGTTTACATAAGGATTGTTTAATCCTTTGTTGCTGATTGGCCTTGGCCATAATAAAGACGGCCTCCACGCCTGCGATCCTAACTTCTTTCATTCTGTTTCTCCGGCAATTCCAGGGGGCCAAGCCAAGCACCAGGGTATTCTTCCATCGGGACGGTAATATCAACATTAACCACCATCAAATCTTCATTGATTTTTAAAATTTCAGGTGGAAACTCTTCATCATCAAAATACCAATACCACCCCGGTTTTGTCGGCTTTTCTTTGGCCCAGGATTTCCCAAACTGATCATTCAAATGTTTTAATCGTCTTTTATAAAGTTCATCTTTAACTTGTCCCTTAGTTCGGGGAACATGAGGGAAAATACTATCTGCTAACCCCTCACAGCAATTCGGACATCTTTTGCATTCAATACAACGGTCATCATCATCAAAATGCCGATAGCATTCCCCGCAAGCGCCGATCATTTTCCTATCTTGCTTCGTATCCATAAAATTACCCAATATAACCCAGCACCAATAAGACAAGTAGCCGTCACTATCAGGCGCATTTGAGCATCTTTCCAAAGCCAGGAGAAATATGCATCCCAGCTCATCTCTCCACCCGGTTCATGGCCCCGCAACCGCTTTTGGGGCACTTGATTTCAACCTCACCTTTCTCGATATTAGCATCAAAAAGCCGCTGATTGCAAGCCCAACAATGCCATTCAATTAAGTTTTTGCCACGGTTCACAGGTTGGGCAGGACGGGTCACGAGGGCATCTCCGCAAACTGCAAATCGACCTTCCAAACCAATTCATATCGGCTGTAGACCGGTTCCGCCATGAAGATCACGGTCAAATCAGATGATCCGCCATCCTGGTCAGGAAAGGAAATCTCCCCGGCCCCATAAGTCTGATAAAAAGTGCGCAAGGTGGCTTTCTGAGTACTGTCTACAACCATACTACCAGAGAAGGGCCGGTGCGCCGCCGTGAACCGCCGCCGGAGCTTGGGTGGCCCGGCATCCATCTCGGTCTTGGTAAACAAGGCGGGCTCCTGGTCCTTGTAGTCGTCTATCAAAAAGGCTTGGGGTAAGGATGATGGCCAGGTCACGGACATGAGCTATCTCCTGATGGTTTTGCCAGCACTCTGGATGGCCTTGAACGCTGATCCACGG